AACCGGAACCGCTTGAACATAGCCTTGGGCGGGATGGCGCGGGCGGTCAGGCCTCAACTGGTGCGCACCATGCGGCAAGGCGGTCTGATCCTTGAAAACGAGGCAGCGCAAAGCATTATTGACCCGCCTAAAACAGGGCGCATCTATCCATCCAAGCACCGCAAAGGCCGAACACATCAAGCATCGGCGCCAGGGGAAAACCCGGCTGCCGATAGTGGACGCCTGCACCAGTCGATCACAACAGTCGTCGTGCAAAACGACGATGCAGCGATTGTTGTTCAAACAGCAGCCAACACGCCTTATGCAACTCGTCTTGAGTACGGCGGAGCGCACCAAGCGCCGAATGGCCGAGCGGTTTACATCGCGCCGCGTCCCTACATGCGTCCGGCATTCGCCAACAATGTCGAGCGCATCAAGGACATGATCACGCTGTCTGCGGCTCAGGCGATCAGGAAATACGGGAAGGGCAGCAAGTGAAAGACGCCACAGCCGCTCTGTTCAAGGCCGTTCGCGCTGCCATCCTCGCGGATAGCACGCTCGCAGGCATGCTCGGAACACGCGTCTATTCCACATGGGGCAATCAAGAGGCCAACCACCCTCTTGTGCGGATGGCGATCCCTACAGTGCGGCAATACGAACACGACGGCGGGGAGGGGGCGGAACACGATCTAAGTCTTCACGTCTTCACGGCGGAGCCTGCCCCTATCGTGGGAAAGCAGATTTCCAACCGTATCAGGGACGTGCTTACCGGCACGCTCACGCTAGAGGATGCGCATCTGGTTTCGCTCGACTACCGGGACACGATTGCGCGGACTGATGACACATATCCCAGCCTCCAAATGGTTGTGCTGAGATTTCTAGCGATCACGACCGACGCATGAGGCTTGTCCGGTTCGTACGGGATTTCGAGTTTCGCGAGCTCATCGACCGGAAACACTGCGTTCTGTGCAAGGTCTTTGGGCTCAAAGCCTACAAGGCCGCGCCATCCCCTATCCATGTTCCTGACGAGACCGCAAAGGCCGCGATCGAAGCGGGCGCAGCGGTGGAGGTCTCGGACTAATTCAACCCAACGTCAACACGAACATAGGAGGCCCGTTTCATGGCCAACGGAACTACGTCAACTTTTGGAAATTTCAAAATCGAAGTCGGAAACGCCGCAACGCCGGAAGTGTTTACATTCCTCTGCGGCTTGACCTCCAAAGGCCTCAACATGGCGTCTGACGTAGTCACGTCGGAAGTCCCAGACTGCGCCAATGAAGACCTTCCGAGCTGGCAAGAGAAGGACGTTAAGTCGATCTCAGCCACGATCTCTGGTTCTGGCATGTGGACCAAGGAAGCCCACGAAACGCTGTTTCAGTGGTGGTACACGGGCGCAAAAAAGAACGTAAAGCTGTCTTGGATGGTCGCAGCCACCGGCGATGTGAAAACGATCACAGGGCCGTGCGTACTCGCATCGCTGGGCCAGACCGTTGAAAAAGGCAACCGCCTGACAGCCGACATTAGCCTTGAGTTCTCGGCCAAGCCGACCACGACGGACGCGACCTAAGGGGGACCGATGAACTACCGGGGGGAAGTCACGGCACCATGGGGCGACGGGGAGCACCTGTTCAAGCTTTCCGTCGCTGGCCTGTTGGAGCTGGAAGAAAAAACAAAGCGCCCGTTTGCCGAGATTTTCTCACGCGTCAGCGGTGGCGGGTACGGAATTGCCGATGTGGCGGAAACCATCCGCCTTGGCCTGATCGGCGGGGGCAAATCCCCTATTGAGGCGAAGACGCTCGTAGACAGGTACGTCCTGCCGCTGGCGGAAAGCCAGCCCGTGGCGCGGTTGATCTTGCTGGGCGTGATGTTCGGCTTTGAGGCGTCACCGCCGGGAAAAGCCGAGGCGGCAACGACGAAGGCGACGGAACCGGAACCGGAGCCAGTGAACCCAAGCGCCTCGTTGCCGCCGACATCGTTGGAAACGCCCGGCTTGTCGGCATCGGACCTGATGAGCTTGGAAGAATTTCACTCTGGGAATTGGTTTCGGTGATCGAAGCCTGGAACGCGGCGAATACGCCTGCGGGCGAGGAAAAAGCGCCGCCACTACCAGACGACGCCTTTGAGAGAATGGCAGCCGGGGGGATTTGATGGCGACTGAAGCCGAACGCCTTTACATCACTCTCGAAGCGCGCCTGGATAAGTACACGCGCGACCTCAACCAAGCTCAAGGCATGACGAATGCCAAGCTATCCGCGATTGAGCGGCGCTATGCGGCGTTCTCGGCTCAGGTCAAGGCGACCACGTCAGCGACTGCCCTCTCGATTGGCGGCATGTTCGCAGGGCTTGGCGGGGCAGCGGCAACCTACCAGCTTGTGGAGTACGCCAACGCCTGGACTCGGGTTCAGAGATCTGTTGAGGGCGGCGAGCAAGTGTTCGGCATGGCGCTGAAGTCGGGCACTGAGCTAACGAACCTCGCCAACGAAGCCCGCATCGACGTTGAAGCCTACGCCAAGACCTACGTCAGAGCCGAGGCTGCGATCCGGGATTATGGCTTTGCGGCTGGCACCGGAGCGGATGTCACGAGCACGCTCGCAAAGGCATTGAAGCTGGGCGGGACTGCGGCGAGTGAACAGGCATCCACAATCCTGCAGTTCTCCCAGGCCTTGCAAAAGGGCAAGCTCGACGGCGACGAATTCCGAACCGTCATGGAAAACGCGGGCGTGGTGCAGGAGCTTCTTGCCGAACGATTAGGCGTTTCTAAAGGGGCCATTATCGAAATGGCTGCCGCTGGCAAGCTCCAAATTCGCGAGCTTGTCGGTGCCATGGTCGAGGGCAAAGATAAGATTGATCGAATTTTCTCTGAACTGCCCGCAACGGTGGACGAAGCCTTTACGGTCCTGCGCAATAACGTCGTTCGGTACATTGGAGAGGTCAACGAGGCGACCGGGGCGACCGGGTCACTCGTCAACATGATCGGCGCGCTCGGCCGCAACATCAATACGGTTGCTAATGCTGCTGCAACGCTTGGTATTGCAC